TTTCACGTTTTTATTGTGAAGCCTTCTTTCTAGCAGATGCGGTGCTTTATGCTTTAACACAAAGTTGTGCATCTTTTCCCAATCGCTAGTCCAAAACGTTGAGGATACTCGCCGTGAGACTGTACCCATCGGTGTCTTAAGACTGTCTACGTTCTCCTTCTCACAAAGAGCAAGAAGTTTCTCATTGATCTTCTCTTGCTTCTCTTTGAGTTCCTTTATTTCATCTTCCCTTTTCTGAATGGCCTCGCGTAAATTCATAAACGCACCGACCATTTGATCTACTGGTAACTTTTTCATCGCTCCTCCTGTAAAAGTAGGGACGAGTAGTTTACCAGTCTCCTTTACATTGTCAAGCACCTAACTCTTGTCTATACAAATCTATAATCTTATTGTGATTAGTGATGTTGTTTTGCAGCATCCTGTACAACCTGTTCTCAACTGGGCTACCTTCTATATGCACCACAGTCATCGGATTGTGTTGGCCCGGCCTATCTATCCTTGCGTTAGCTTGTAGGTATGTCTCTACGCTAGTAACAGGAGCGTACCAAATAACAGTGTTAGCAGCAGTAAGCGTTAAACCATGCGAAGCTGCTTGTGGCTGTATTATAAGGACATGCGGATCAGTCTTTTCTTGAAAGTCCTTAATTATCTGAGTACGTTTATTAACTGACACCTTACCTGAAATGATGTCACAGCTAATGTTAGCCTTGGTCAAAAAGTCTTTTAGTAATTCTATGGTATGTGTAAAAGGTACGAACACCAGCACCTTGTGAGAGGATTCTTCTATTACCTCTTTAACTACTTTCAAACGGTTCTTTACATCAAACTCTATGACTTCTTTTTCGTCTGAGTAAACCGCACCACCTGAAATTTGAAGTAGTTTGTTTAAGTTCGTAGCTGCATTGACAGAGGTAACCTGCTCTCCATCTGCTTCCATCACCATCTGGTCTTTAAGAAGTTTGTAGTAAGTCTCTTGTTGTTTGGTTAGCGGAGCGTTTCTCTCCACGTAAGTAACAGGAGGTAAGTCCAGACATTGATCTTTCTCAAAACGAATGGCGGGTTGCAGTGCTTCGTGTACTGTTTTATCTGAATCTGATTTAGGTCGCCAAGTAAACTGAGTGACCTTGTACATCACCTTGTCTCTGAATTGCCCAAAGTATTTAGGCACACCGTCAGGGTTAATCAGCTTTGCAAGACCAAACGCATCGACAGGCGATTGAGCTGCTGGAGTACCTGTAAGCATCCAAAGCCACGGGACATCCTCAACTATTGCTTTGAGTGTTTTCCAACGATTAGTCTGTGCATTTTTGTAGGCGTTGGCTTCGTCTATGACTACCATATCAAACCCACCTTTCATTATTTCATCCATGACTACAGCCACACCGTCATAATTTATAATGACAAACTCAGCTCCCGCGTCCAGTATTTTCTTACGTTGCGTCGATGTACCATGTGCAACTGAACAACTACGGTGCATAGCAAACTTAAACAAGTCTTGTTGCCATGCAGATTTCATAATAGACAGAGGACATATAACCAGTACACGGTTCACTTGACCCATGTTCATCAAGTAATCTGCTGCCCATATAACAGAAGCAGTCTTGCCTGTACCCTGTTCGTTGAAACAAAACGCTTTCTTATGTAGCGTAAGAAAATTAGAAGTTTCTTTTTGGTGGTCAAAGGGAGTGTACTTACCTGTCCACCCATAGTCTCTATCTATGGGAGAACGAATATCTTTTACTTTCAAAGATGCCAGTACTTGCGCTTCGTGTAAGTCCCACCGAATTGCTAATTTGTAAACGCCATCGGTTTCTTGCAGTATCTTATGGTTCTTTATCTGTTCAGTAACTAAGTGTGGACGCTTTGTTTTAAGTACAATTGCCCTATCGTTTATTACGTGCATTACTTTTCCTTTCTCTTGTACTTCTTTCAGACACCAATTTACCGCTAGAGTTTCGTTTGAAGGACCGATTTTTTGCGGCTGACTCTACTTTAGTATTACCTGAATTCTTACCGCCTTTTGATATAGCCTTCTTGTGCGCTACATCTTTACCATCGCCCTTTGTTACTTTTCCTTTTCGTACGGCTTTGCGTCTGGCTGCGTTACGTTTAGCACGATTCTTTTTCTGCTCTTCCGTGCCTTGATAATTCTCGTACTCTCTTTTGTAATTTCGTTTCTTAGGCATGTTACCTCCTGTTGTGTTCACAACTAGTGACCGGACAGTATGCACACAAAGGACCATCCACTGCGTTCCATACTTCTTTCTCCATAGCCACCTCTAGTCTTTCCAACTCGTCATCAAAAACTGTGAAGTAAGATTTGTAGAGTTCCGCTTTATGTTCTTTGCTTACAAACTCATTACTTACTACATATAGTAAAGCAGACTTTATGTGTTTGATCTCAGGAAAGTGTGTAAAAGTAGCTGCCGCTAATAGATCAAGTTGCTTAGTATCTGCATACCTAGCGCTCTTTCCTGTTTTGTAATCTATTAAATACGCCTTATCACCGTTAGTTATTAGTAAGTCTGCTATCCCACGCCACCATACATTCTTCCCAAAAAACTTTGATGGTGAATAATTAGTGCCATCCTTGGTAATACCCATCCGTATCTCGCAATGTTTATCTCCTTCTATCTTATTCAGAGAATCTAAACTCTTTTGAATAAAACTAAATTTATCAGGTAGTGAGTTTCCATCTCTTATGTATTCTTCAGCAGCACTATGAAGTTCGTTACCGTAAAGCATTGCAGAGCTGCCTACATCCTTCACGTCTCTAGCTACCTTTAAGTGATAATACTTCTTAGGGCATTGCTTAAACGTACTTATACTACTGTAGCTCCAAGCGGTCATAACAACCCGGCTTCAACTAACGCTTTACGATTCGTCTCGTGAGCTGCTTTAATTTCTTTTTTATTCTGCCCATGATACTCAACTGCGAGTTTGTTCTTGATAAGTAGTTTTGTAATAAGTCCCTTTCTCGTTTTAATCTCGCCCAACCATCTTCCAAATTTTCCTTTCTCTTTTGTTCGGAGGATGTACCTCTCCCCGACTTGGCAATGTTCTTGGACGAACTTCTTTGCAAGAAGGCCATGTGCTTTCTCCTGTTTATTTCGAGTCCTAGATTCGGGTGCGTCAATTCCATGCAAACGAATGTTAACCCCCCTGCCATCATCGCCCCTAAGAGTAACCCCAAAACCCAAGTCGATGTCCACACGTAGTCCATCACCGTCTGTAATAGATCGAATAATACAGTTGTATTCATAGAGCATGGTCCTCTCCTTATATACGTACTTTCTTTATGTCAGCTTCTGTTATGACTGTTTCACGTAGTATAGCTTCTTCAAAATAGTGACACTTCAGACAATACCATCCAACTCGCTTACCTGTTTCCATATTTAAAACTTGGTCTGAGGTAGCTTTACACTTTGGGCAAGTGTTGGTACGCAAATCATCCGTCATCACTACCCTCCGCTTCATCTTCTAGCGCATCAGCTATACGCTCTAACACAGTGAGCAAACGTTCGATGTATTTGTCTGCGGTATCGTGGTCATCAAGTTCTATATTTATTTTCATATTAACCTCAAATTCAATGCGTGCCTCTGAGGAGAAAAGGAAAAACCCTTAAGGCACGACTAACCGTAGCGTGGTTTAACCGATATGCACACCAGTATCGGAGAACGCCATAGAGAGAACGAAGCGCACTATGGAGAGTGAATGAAACTGGTCACATATTGCGGGAGGTTTTGACCCACCCCCTGCTAGGGCCGTATGAGGAAAAATAACCTAAAAAACCTCATACTTTTCAACAAGCTCCGTAAGAATCACCGTACCCACCCTCGCAATCTAAAGGTAGATCAGATGCCCAAACAGGTCTTGTCTTCATACAATCTTCAACGTATTTTAACCCTTGTTCTACTTCTTTTTCAGGCACAATACAACCTATTGCATCATGCACCGTCATCACTACTTTGTACCGTTTAGCTACCCTAAGTAGTTGTTCTCCAATGACAATTCTCGCCAACGCCTGACACACGTTCTCGATGACCTTACCTCCATATATTCTAGTAGACACAATAGCCTTACCTCTCCGGGTGTCATACAGAGTCTCTGTATCACCCAGTTCATCAGTCACAGTACGTAAGTTAGGGTACTTCACATGCAACCCATTAGGTAGCAAAATCCCCTTGTCTCCCTCTACTGTAATCACATCAGGGCGACCAAACTTAGTACATTTGTCGTTCATTATCTGTTTCAGCGACTTTCCTGCACTGCGCCAGAGCTTCGGTATGTTCTTATAAGTGGTTCTGTATACATTTATGATGCGGTCACATTCCTCTTGTTCCAGTTCTACACCGAATGTTTTAAGTTGATTTCTAAATTTAACGGCCCCCATGCCATATCCTGCACCTAATATAGTAGTCTTACCCACGAACCGTTCTTCTTTTGATATATCCTCTTCAGGTTTATCGTAGATAGCAGAGGCCATTATCTTGTACACATCATCACCCCTGTCGAACGCTTGGACCAATTCCTCTTCCTCGGCCAACCACGCCAGAGTCCGTGCCTCTATCTGAGACAGGTCACAGTCTACAAACTTGTACCCTTCTGGAGCGCACATAGCTTTTTTAAGCGCACTGCCTCGTGGTAAGTTTTGCATATTAATCTTGTCATCCCCGCCCCATCTGCCTGTGTGGGCTGCGTAATAACGCAAAGGTATGGGTAGCTTCCCTCTTTTCCCTATGGATATAAATCGCTCCGTGCGTTTTTCTTCGATGGTAGACCTTACACCTAGTCTAGCAGCCACAAGAGCTTGTACCGACGGATTTTCGTGGTCCTGTAGAGCCTTAAAGCCTTCGTCACTTTTGGCAAAGGCAAACGTCTCCTTGCCTGTGGTGAGACTTATTTTTACAGGGGGTTTGACACCGTACTCCTGAAGCAGCTCGGCAAACTGCGGATTACTGGTTAGTTTAGTTTTTTCGTGGCTAACCTTGTCCATTAGTTCTGCTTTAGTAGCTAGAACGCCTTCCAAGTGCCCGGTGAGTACCTCGATATCCAGTTCTAAAGCAGGTTCAGTGAACATGCGTATAGTCAGGTCAATCAGGTTAAGTTCGGTCACCGAAAAACCACGGTTCAAAAATTCTTGGAATAGTTTGAAAGTAAGTTCAACGTCTTGTATGCAGTATCCACCATAGGCTTCTATTTCTTCCGGTGTGAAATCTAAACGCTTCTTGCCTATTGCGTCATGCACCTCAGTTCCTTTTTTACCTAGCGCATAGTATTCCGAGAGCGCAGCCAATCCATGACTGACTTCGATAGCGTGCAAAGCACGAGACATGGAAAGGGTATCGGCAATCTTTTTGGGTTTGATTCCAAAGTGCCAGTTAAGGATAGCCATGTCGAACATAGCGTTGTGGGCGACAGCCACAGAGTTTGACCAATCAAACTGAGACAAAAACTTTGCGATTTGTTTTTTACTGCCAGTACACCACATTGGCCCAGCAGCATCTCGATGATGATAGTTCCTGCCCTTGGCAAAGCTAGACTTTTTAACAGCCACACCGATGACTTCAAAACGAGAATCTCTAACGTATTCTTCGGTAGTCAGTTTGCTTAAGCTGTAATCTTTGGAGTAATAGGTCTCAAAATCAAGGGTCAGAATTTCCATTATGCGCTTCGTTTATGTTATTCAAAAGAGTTACTAGTGAGGGCATATTGTCCTCGTTGATTACACAAGACGAACCTCCTGCTCCTTTAATAGCTGCAAGTTCTCTTTGTTGCAGCGCAGTCGGTTTGTTTGTACCTGCCTTACATTCTATGCCAACAAAGTGCCCATGATAACAACACACAATGTCCGGCACTCCACTTCGACCCATGCCATACGTAGCCGGAAAGAAGTAGTAGGCTTTATGTTGCTTTAGTATATCTACTACTTTGTTCTTAACTTTCTTTTCTGGAGTTAAAGCCATAGGGTAGGATAGCGCAACTGTTGGACTTTGTAAAGGCACAAAAAAACCCCGCACAGGGCGGGGTCAAGTTGCAACGAGATATCTATAGATATCTGAAGTTAAGCGTTTAAAAGTGTGGGTGTCTAACACTATTGACTCGCTCTTAACCACTGGTTGTCTCGAATGGTGTGACTCGTTTAGGCTAACTGGTTGTCTCCCCTACTTTGACTCGTACAAGCTAAATGGTTGTCTCGCACGTTCTGACTCGTTAATTAAATCTGGTTGTCTTCTCTGTCCTGACTCGTTAGACCAAGTTGGTTGTCGTGCCTTAAATGACTCGCTCTGAGCTATTGGTTGTGCTTTGGTTAGTGGCACTCGTTTTTGGTCGGTGGTTGTCTCACACTCGTTGCCTCGTTTTGCTCTTCTGGTTGTCTGTTCGCTTGTGACTCGTTGCGCTTTTCTGGGTGTATTTTACCCTCTGACTCGTTCTCTGTTCTTGGTTGTCTAATTAGGGTTGACTCGTTCAGAGTGTCTGGTTGTCTGCCTCATCATGACTCGTTCAGCGTCTTTGGTTGTCTGCGCATTTCTGACTCGCTCGTACTGCATGGTTGTTTTGCCAAAAGTGACCTGATTTTTCTTGACTCGTTTACCCAGTGTGGTTGTCTTGATTCATATGACTCGTTAATTCCAGTGGTTGTCTACCCCAAAATGACTCGTTTATTTTATTTGGTTGTCTCAGAATTCCTGACTCGTTCACTGAATATGGTTGTCTCCTCTTTGCCTGACTCGTTTGTCGGCACTGGTTGTCTTTTGTTCTCTGACTCGTTGAGAAAGCATGGTTGTCTCCAATCTACTGACTCGTTTCCTTCCAGTGGTTGTCTCTTCTTTAATGACTCGTTCATTTCACATGGTTGTCTTTTGATTTCTGACTCGTTAAGCGTTGATGGTTGTCTTTGAGTTTCTGACTCGTTCCGCCCGCTTGGTTGTCTACAGCATCCTGACTCGTTCATTCTGCATGGTTGTCTTTGAGTTTCTGACTCGTTTGTCGGATATGGTTGTCTACTCACTGATGACCCAATTACTTAGGCAGCTTTGCCATGTACTTTGCCTAGCTTTGCTTCTGTGTAAGTAGGTGCAACAGGTAAACCTTCTAACTTGCGCCACTCGTTGTACAGATCAATCAAGAACATTTTAATCATGTAACGATTAGCCATGTTATGCCTGTGCAGTTTGGACTTCTCCTTATGGGCATCCATGTTCTCAATACGGTGTTTGTAATCGTCATATATTTTACGATACTTACACTTGTCTGGCGACTGTTTGATAAAACTACTACCCAATACGCCTGTGAGTTTAGTTTTAAGAAAAGGATTAAACGTGATACCTTTCTTGGATTGCACCTTACCATCCTTATCGGTGTACTCACTGTCCTCAAGGTGTTCCTTTCTTCTGCTGCGTCCTTGTCCGTCACCTGCTACATCCAACCCTGCATACTTGTGTAGGCTAGAAGGATACTCGGCTTGAGTAATATCAATCTCACTAATGATTACCCCTGCCATAGCAGGACCAACGCCTGTAACCCCAGCGAGAAACTCGGTGTAGATAGGGTAGTCTTTCAAGATGTTACCCAACCTTCGGAAGTGAGACTTCTCCTGCTGTTCTAACTCCAAGTAGTTATCTACCAGACACAACTCGGTGTAATCACTAATCACCTCGTCACCTTTGAATGTGGCTTGTCTTGGGAAGGAAGCAACTCCGTCGGTCAAAAGTTTATGTGACCTTCGCAGGTTTTGCAGAACCATCTGTCCCGCCTTGTCTAACTTATCTTCCTTCTGGCTAGGAGCAAGACCTAGCTTGGCTTTGAAGTTACCGACAATACGGTTGCCAGTTTGGATGCGGTTCTTCTGGATGTCGTATGCTCCACGTACTATAGTTTTTAAGTTACTCATTTTTCGTTCTCCTTTATGTCTTTAAGAATCTCACCTTTCAACCTTTTACGTTCTTCGGGTGAGCATTTAGTTATGATCTTTATGTCTCTTAGTTTTACTTTATAGGTATCCCAGTACACAGCTTGTGGGGGGTCAGTACTCAGTTCGTACTGCCATTTGTCCCCATCTATATCTACAAAAAACATTTCACTCATTGTAAGCTCTCCTCATTTCCTAATGATGTCCAAACATTATCAACATAATCAAAAGATTCCTTGAGGTGCTTTAGCCAAGCTTTGTATTCCTTTTGAGTTATTTGTCCTAACTGACAACGCTTCTTCATTTCGAGAAGTGCTTCGTCTACACCCAACTGTAACTCTTCACCATCAGGATTAACGTTATCTAATCTAACTGTAATCTTCATCATCGTTCTCCTTTATTCCGACAATGCCTCCATCGTCGGGCCAGTTCTTATCATCAGCAAGAATGTCTTGCCAGCGTGGTTGGTCTAGGGCTACTTGCGTAGCCCCTTCCTTGTCTGCTTTGTTGACGTGTTCCTCAAGCACTCTTCGCATCTCCTTGGTGTAACTAGGAAACTCTTTGAAGTAGTCTAGTACATACTGAGGTAGTCGCACGTTTACATGTAGCATGGCAGGTTTAACACCTTTGCCTCGTAATCTTTTAGTTGTCGAATTCAAGATCGGCCTCCTTTAGTATCAAGTAATCTGTATCGTTTAGTTTGTAACCTGCGTTCTCGATAAATGTTTTGGGTTCTGTCAGCTTGAGTAGGGCCAACACCTGTAAAACTTTTTTACCCAATTCACTTTTAGGTTTTGTTAGTGCTTCTTTGTGTTCCTCGTACACAAGCACCTTGTCATCGGGTAGCAAGCGGATGGTCATGCAAGTCTTAGCGTTTGATACGCTCTGGACTGTGTACAATTCTCCCCCTGCTTCTTGGGCTTCATCCAATAACTGTGTCCTGTTCATCGCTTGGATAAATGCCATCAGTTCAGGAGCATCCAGACCCTTGAGTTTTTGCTCTAGCTGATTCGCAAACACGTCTTTCACACGTTGAACCTTGGATGAGTAAATCCGATGCTTATCGTTTTCTGCCATACGCACGTTACTACGCAATTCCGAATGTACTTCTGAAGCCTCCTCTTGATTACTGCTACCATAGAAATACCTGTGGTAGATATTCTTAGCGGTGTTGTACACAGTAGTTTTCTTGCATATATCTCTGTAAAGTTCTGAGCTAATGCGAGAGTTTTCAAAGCACAACATGTAAGAGCTTCGCTCGTATATATAATCACTCCAGAATGTACCAATGGGTTGTTTGCCCTCAAAGACAAATACCCGCGTAGGTTTATGTTGATCTATATCACCACGTGAGCGCACATACTCATTGACAACACAAAACTTGTGGTCAGTAAACTGAAACGCTACGTGCTCAAGAAGTTTCAAGAGTATGTTAGTTATCTGGTCCTCGTAGGTAGTCTCTACTGACGGCCCTACCAGTTCCCTTGGGGGCCGTGCATCAGGATGCCTCTTGTCGTTGTAGTCAAAGTCTCGTTTCTGTCCTATGTAATACACGTTCGATGGAAAGTTGATGTAATGGCCTAGACCCTTTCCAGTTTTCATCCGTTCTACATAGCCATCAGCTTGGCTGCTATCAAATACTTTGTAAGTCATTTTTGTCTCCAAATATCTATAGATATCTCAGTTACCAATCGTAAGATTTAATGATTGAGTCCACTTCTTCCTTCACCTTTTCTCGCACGTGCGGGTCTTCCTTGAACATATCCTTGTCCTTACCTCGCATAACATCTTCGAGACGTTGTCGTGCTTCCTCTACCTTGGGGTCACTGGTCAGGTTCGTGTGCTTGAGTAATTGACAGAGACGCAAAGGATTAGAAATAAATGAGTCATGCCACCGCTTATCTGACTCCTCATCATCTCCAATGTCGGTACACTTCTCACTGATGCCTTGCAGTTCTTTGAGTAGACGCTTCTCGTTCTCCTTACTCGCTTCAGCTATCTTGCGTTCTACTTCTTGGTCACATGAGGTACGCACCTCCTCTAGCTCCTGCTCTGGCAGGTCTACGTACAAGTGACCGCTTTGTGGGACAGGTGCTACCGTGAAGTTCCAACAAAACTTCTCCATCACCTCGGCCAATGGTGGGTAGTCAAGCTCGTTGAATATGTCCCCTCGGTATTCTTTAGCAGTCTCACGATAGCCAAGATACTTAACCCGAAAGATATCCACTAGTCTGTCAAACGTAGCACGTTTCACATTGTGCTGGGATTTGTAGTCTATGAATAGACTAGTAGGACAAAGCCGATAGCCTCGTTCATCCCACGGCAAGGTCAGTCCGGTATGCCATAGGCGAGACTGTGCTGCATGTCTCTGGACATCTCGATGACCTGTTGAACCTACCATCAGGTTGTCATACATACGCATCGCTTGAGGGTCAGCTTTTTTGTTACGTGCCACCTCATGCTCCAATTCCTTGTTGCGTTTACTTGCTCCCCATACGCTAATATTTAGACGTACCAATACTGCACTATTTGCTATTGCACTCATATCGTTCTCCAACCTAGAACATCTAGGTTTAATCAATGTTAATTGTTTTACCCACAGGGGCAGTTATCTTGCGTGTGTTTGCAATGGCCCAAAGTACAGGGGCTTTCCAATTACCCCACGAGCCATAGACTTCACCATCAGTCAGCACCACGATGCAGTCTGGTTTGATGTTGTGCTTATCCAAGTAGTCAGAGACACACACCGGATTAGTGCCACCCCCTCCCACTACTTCCTTGATAGGCGGTGCGTTCTTGATCTGGTCACTGTTGTAACACCCTCGATACACAGCTTTGCCATCCCAATCAATGACATGAATCTCATCAACGTCTAGCATCTTGGCGATTGAGACCATCTCACCTGTCACCGTACCAAGGCGGTCCTCGTACCACATGGAACCCGATGCGTCTCTGGCTTGCACCATGACCTTGATACTTTCACCTTCTAGCGTAGGCATAATGATGTCTTGATGTAAGAACCTGCGATTAGGTCTGCGCCATGTGGAGCGTTCCTTCTTACGGCACGTCGCATTGAGAAACTCACGCAACTGTACACGCCAATCCACCTTGGGTCGGACAAGTTCACCCAGACCCAGTGCATCTTGCAGTCCACCTGTACCTGCTTTGCGGGCAGCATGTTGTCCCTGCCTTATGGCTTCTTTGACATCGTTAGTGAGTTTGTCCTGTTCTTCCTTGGGCATATCCTGCGCCCCTTCCCAGTCATGGTCATCAAACCCACCATCACCTTGGCCTTGTCCCGAACCTTGGCCTTGTCCCTCACCTTGTGGACCTTCGCCTTCCCCGTCACCTCCTTGCTCTTCCTGCTCCTTGAGTAGGTCGTAGAAGATAGCTTTGACAGTCCACCCCTCGTACTTCTTGTCGTACAGTCCAATGTACTTACCTTCCGAGTCGGTGGGCATCTCCACGATTCTTTTGTCGGGGTCAGCTTTCATAATGCGATCATTTATCCAATAGTCACACGCCATGTTCGTAAGCCGTGCGTTCTTGCGATGAAGTGCCTGATAGACAATCATGTGTCGCGCTGCCTTGTGCATGTTCTCGTGAACAATGATGAAGCCGATACCCTTGTCTCCGTTGCTGATCGTCTCAAACAGGAAGTCAGGATTGTAGATTTCATCCCTGCCATTAGTTGCAGCAGTGGGTACAATGGTGGTGAGCTTGCGTTCACCGATCATCATAATCCCCTTGAGCAAACCAAACTCATCAGAGCGCATTATCCCTATGCGAATAGCTTTAAACTTTCGTTGTCTATCCATCACAGTAAGTCCTCATTGTCAGCAGCCCACTTAGCAAACTCTCTGTTAGCAAACGCAATCGCACTCTTGGTCTTGTGCTTGGCGAGTGCCACACCAAAGATTACCTGCCACTCCTCCTCCATGCGCTTGAGATACTTGAGAATATTTGTGAGAGTATCCTTCTCCACTCTCTCCAGCAGTCCGAATGTTAGGACTGCTCTAGCACCCTGTTCGGTGGGAATACGTGCGGTATCCGGTGAATTAAAGATTGAATTGAAACTAGGTAGTGAGTCCTGAAACCGAATGAAGGACATAATGGACTCCGCACCCGACGCACCCAATGTACCTGTCAGTGCGGTCAGCATAGTCTCCTCGTCAATCTGATCTCGTTTAGCGATCTGTCTGCTTGCTATTTCTAGCGTACGAGGTGACACCACGTTATCCTGTGGTTCAGCAGGGTTGAAGATAAACTCGTTCTTCTCCCCATCGAGATAGGAAGCGAGACATTGTGGGTATCTGTCTACCCATGCCATCACGATAGGATCAATACCATTGTGCAAAGCCCATGCGTTCCAATCGTTTGCATCAGACTTGCGTATGATAAGCTCCACCACACGCTGCCTTGTGTGTTGCGCCAGTCCATCACCCACGCCATCGGTATCAAGATTACCTGTCATGTAGCGTATGGTTTGCGGATGCAGCTCGATGTCACCGAGTCTAGGTTTGAATACCTCCAACATGGGATGCAGCATGTTCTTCACTGGTTCAGCACCCTTGGTAAACTCGTCAAGACAGAGGACTACAGGTTCACCTCGTTCCAAAGCAAACCGTGCGTTGGGGTAATACCGAGTGACCTTGCTCTCATGGTCGATCACTGGCATAGCCACGTCACCCAGATCAAGGTTGGGTACATCAATCATGGCTAGTGGATAACCTGTCTGCCTTGCCAGTTCTTGAGCAGCACTAGACTTGCCAACCCCCGGCTCTCCTCGCCACATGTAGATGACATCAGGGTTTAGCAAGGTTAGTTGTACTGCTTGCGTTAGTGTAACGGTACGTAATTCGCTTACGATTTCTTCACTCATTGTTGTTCTCCTGAGATATCTGTAGATATCTGATGGTTAGTTGATTAAGAAGCAGTTGAATACTTCGGGTTTAGCGGTGACCATTAACTTCTGTTCATCCATTGAAGTCACCAGTACCTTGTTATTGTGAACACCACGTAAGTAGTAGCGACGACCACGGCCATCCCTTAGTACTTCTCCAGTATCCACAGGTTGCTTGGATTTAGCGTGCATTAAAGTTTTCATTCTCGTCCTCCTTTGTATTTGTCCCAGACAAATTTTTCATTACCGTTAAAAGTCCTTTTGTTTACTTCCCTTTGTTCAAAGAGTTCATCAGCGAACGCATACTTCACAATGTCGCTGATAGCCTCCTTAATCTTTCGCTTATCGAAAAAATGTGTGACGTGGTGACCATGCCAATACTCCACATGTGTGGATCGCGCATTCTCCAATATCAGGGGTACGAGTTCGCCCCACGATTCCGTGTCTTTGCTAGTGAGTTCCTTGTAGCGTTCGCGTTGAAACCACCCACGTTCATTAGGTGAGTTACTAAACCCTTCCCATACCGAGTAGCGATCTGATTGTTTTTCTTTGGGGTCACACAGTTTAGCCATGCGTATGCAATGGGCTTCAAACTCTTCGAGTGGTTTACGGTGGGCGTTGTACTCCTTGCGCTTGAGGTAGTACTCAAAGTTTTTTGGTGGGTCAATGGCGACCCATATGTCACCCTCGCGTTTCATCTTGAAGGTTTGATTAGGGTCAACATGGTAGGTTTTACGATATCCTATAGTTACTTCCGTAACACTTTGCTTCGTACAGAAATGCACATGGTTGAAGATAGAGCTTGCAAATGCGTGAGTACTGTTACTGATGTAACCCCCTGAGTAGTACTCAACTACGCCATTCTTGTGGAAAGTCAGCACGTCGGTATTGTATAGCCGACACGCTATCGCATCATCACGCTTGATGATCTGCATGTGCTTCTTGCGTCTACCATTGGTGGTAGCACAGAGGGGGCGTAGGTTATCGCTGCCCCTGATAGGTTTAATACCTTCGTAATGCCCCAGTGCTTGCTCATACGAGCGTAACACTGGCATATCTGTCATTCCGCCGTACATTGTCGTTCTCCTTAGATATCTGTAGATATCTGGTTGTTATAGTTGCATGAGAATGATGGCTGTCAGACTGACCACGATGAACAGTCCAATGCCACCTGCGATAAACCCTGCTACCTTGAGTAGTGTTACCCAAGCAGGGGTAGTGTCTGCCCACACGTACTCATTGTGTGGGTCATGGATGTTTAGCTTTTCAAAGTTGTTATCCATTGTCGTTCTCCTTTTTTGGCTCTAGTGCTGCTACCCAATGCCGAGAGTCAGGCAAACGCCCAACGCCAAGCACTTGCATATCGGGGTAGTATTGCTTTACAAACTCCTCTGCTACATCTCGTGGGCCGTCAAAGTCCCTGTTGACATACTGGTGTGATACAACATCAGACATGCCCTCAATTTTTTGCTCTAGCTCAGAAAGCTCCCAGAATCCTCCATTCAGTACTGACCATTCTCCATAGGACTCATTGGTAGTCAGTCCGGTATCAGGGTCATCAACAGGTCGGTAATAAGTGTTGTATCTAATTAGTAGGACAATCATGTTGTTATCCATTTTTCTTCTCCTTCTTATACCAGTGGTCGGCCAGTAGGAATTGACTATGCGCTAGTGCTAAAGTGTCTCTCCCTGCTTCGTAGTGGAATTGGTAGGTCTTGGGGTTGTAATCATGGTCGTCCTCAAGCCACTTACCGTCAGAGAACAAGGCAATACTGGAGATGGCATCCACGGTATTAGCCACGTCATATATGCTGTCTATGATTATGTTAGTCCTGTTGCGTTCCAGTGGTTCGGCCCACTGACGTAGGTTGATGGTCTCGCCTTCGGGTAGCTTGCTATCGAAACTATGCTCCATGATGTCACCAAATGTCAGGTAACCTTCATGTACTGCTACTAGCATACCCAGTGCGACTTCGGGGTTGATGGAGTCTAGTCTCAGGCCCGATGAACCGTACTCCTCTGGTTCACTACCGAACCGTCTTACTATGGTGTCGCCAGTACCACCTTGGTCACAGTAGTACATGTCCATCTTGTTGGTGGTGATGAGATACTTACAGTTGTCACAGTCATGCTGATGTATCGGTGTAGTTTTATCCATTGTCGTTCTCCTTAGATATCTGTAGATATCTGGTTGTTAGATTGTGCGTTTAGGGTTGAGCTGCTTTAACTCCTCTGGCATAAGCAGCATGTAGTTGCTCTTGTTTAGTGGTGCGATAGTATGCTTAACCTGCTTGGCTGCGCGCTCCCCGCACTCAAGGCAAGTGTCCATGCCCAACTGCTTGCGTGCTGTCGGGAATGATGAGTTGCAAATGATACAGTTAGCCATTGGTTAGACCCTCTGTGTACGTGGGAACCAAACGTAACCTGCTAGTGAGTAGCGTCTTCGTGGTGGACTTAGGCGTGGGTCAAGAGTCTTGCGCTCTCGATACTGACGTTGCCTGAGTAGATACGGTGAAAACAATAGTCGCTCTTTCATAACGTTCTCCTGAGATATCTGTAGATATCTGATGGTTAAAAGAAACACTGGAAGGGTAAAAAATATTTTTACTACCAGCTTTACCATTATATCACATTGTGGTACATATGTCAATGTCCGTGGTACAATTAGTTTGTCGCTGCGACATCGTTATATTTGCGGGGTAATGTTATAAATAATGTTACGAAAATGGGATATGGATGTAACAACGTGGTACAGGGGTGAAGCCCAGTAAATGCGCGGTATGAGTAGTAGTAATGTAATGTAATGTTATATTGTTATGAGAAATATAAAAGAGAACCAATGTGTTTTTATTTTCTCTCTTGGTTTGCATCTGCGAGGGGCCTCGCTCGAACATGGGGATATGCTATATTTTGGCGTAACAATATAACATTAGGTGATTCTCTAGTAGTATCAACAGCTTACAGCATAACATTAAACATAACATTACGTTTATTATGTAACACTGTGGTACACTGAGATATCTACAGATATTTCAAAGCCAAGTGGAGCCGCAACAGCACGGCTAACTATCATCACAAGGAGCAAGAGGAGCCGCAACAGCATGGCTAACTATCATCAGCCGGA